CTTTCCTTCACTGGAATAGGTGCCGGAACGAAGCATAGTATTAAGACAGTTAAGACTAATGTTGTAAATGCTGATGTATCTAGGAATACCGTAACCGTTGCAACAGCATCAACTCACGGATTGACTATTGGCGATAAAGTCAAGATGACTGTAAATCCTGGTATCTCTACCACAGTTACAGTTAAGTATAATAATCATAATAGAAGAATTGTTTTCAATCCACTCGGATTTACCACTGCAGCGGTAAGCACAAGTCAAAATTCGATTGAAATCAGTAATCATGGATTTGAAACTGGCGACAAAGTAATTCTTGACGCAAATCCTGCTCCTTCTGGATTAGAGGATCAGAAAATTTACTACGTTTTCAAACTTTCTAAGGACAAGGTAAGACTTTGTAACTCAAAGTATGAGTCTGAGAAATTCCAACCTAATTTTGCATCTATTACAATAGCAAGATCTGGAACTCTTCTCCCTGTCAATCCTCCATTGAATATTTTTGAAGGAAATACAGTTGTATTTGATCTTAGTGATTCATCATTATCTTCAGTTAATTTATCCACTCGTTACTCTGCATTTGATATGAATCTCTACAGAGATTCTAATCTAACAGATCGATTTGATGGATCTCTTACAGATAATCAATTTGAAGTCACAAAGACTGGAAAAGTTGGTATTGATACAACGGCTAAACTAACATTAGGTGTTAGTAAAGATGTTCCAGAAAACCTTTTCTATGAATTTAGTGTTGTAAATTCAGACTTCATTGAATCTGTCAAGAAAGAGATTGTCATCGACACAGAAGTAGATGGTTTCAATAAGATTGACAAGGTTAGTAGTGCATATGATGGAGAGTTCAAATTAACAGGAGCGACTTCAAGCACCTTTAAATATGATATTGAAAAACTCCCTGAGAAATCTTCTTATTCTACTGACGCTGGATTGTCCTATGTTACAGGTTCAACCTCAGCGTATGGTGGCATAGCAAACATTGATATTACCTACAAAGGTTCTAATTATAAAGAGATAGTTGGAGTATCTACCATTGTAGGAATTGTAACAGGAACAGGCGCTGTTCTTGAACCATCAAGTGATACAATCGGTAAAATTCTATCTACAAAAATTGAAAACATTGGATTTAACTATCCAACTGATTTCACCATTCGTCCTACAACTAATTTACCAGAGGTTCTTCTTCTCGAATCTTTAACATCTTTTGAAGAGATTGGAATTAGTTCTGCTGGAAGAAACTATAACACTGCACCCAACTTAGTTGTACTTGACGGATTAACTGGTAAACAGGATAAAGATGTTGATATTTTCTATAGACTTGGAGATACCAAAGTTACTATTAGAAAAAATACAAGCGGACTTACAAATGTAACTCCAAGTATTATTCCTATCAGCAACTCAAATGGAGTTGCAATTAATGACATAACTTTTGATATGTCATCTAAAAATGTAACTGTAGGATTTGACACTGGATTTAGTGATCAATCACCTTTCGCTGTTGGTGATAAAGTTCTAATTGAAAATGTCAGTGTTGGCGTTGGATCAACTGGTGTAGGATATAATTCAGTAGATTATGATTATCAACTGTTTACACTTACAGATGTCAATATTCCTCTCGGAGGCAGTGTAGGTGTTGTTACCTTTAGTCTGTCTGGTATTATTGATAACAATCTCTATGCAGGTAATTTTGATTCTAGTAATTCGGCAGGAAGAATCATAAATCAAAATTCTTTCCCTCAATTTGATATTAAGTTAAGAAAAAATAATTTCTTGATTGGTGAGCCAGTTGTATCAGACAGTGGTGTTGGTAAGGTTGATAGTTGGAACAATAGAATTGAACTTCTTAAAGTTTCTACGTCAAGAGATTTTAAAGTTGGTGATTTAGTCGAGGGGCAAACATCAGGAACTAAAGGAACAGTAAAGTCAAAAATCGATTATAACTCTGAAGTTGAAACTGAATCCTCTTCGGTTGTTGAAAAAGGATGGAACAAGACTACTGGATTCTTCAATGATAATCAGCAGAGAATTCCTGATAACTTCTATTATCAAAACTTCTCATACGCTATCAAGTCTAAGATTCCTCTACAAGATTGGGATGATGCAGTAAGTTCTTTAAATCATACAGCAGGTTTCCTCAAGTTTAGTGATTTAATTATTGAGTCATCTGACGATAGACAGGGACTTTCTGGAGTATTTACAGACGAGGCATCTACAATATCACTGACTGTTGATATTCTTCCCTCTACAACTTATGGTAGTGGAGATTTTGGTGGAGGAATCAGTTTAAATTGCTATCATGATTTTGATCTTGTAACTGAGAACTCAAAGACTGCTTCTGGAACAATTTATTCAGATAGAATTTTCCTGGAAGGCAGAGTTCTGACTGATTTCTTTGAATCAGTAGGAAATAGAGTTCTTACGATTGATGATTTTAGCACATCTTTTAATAGTGAACCGCGTCCTACAAGATTCAGCATCGTTAAGAAGTTTCCTGTCGATCAAAAATATAAAAAGATTTTCACATTTGTAAGAGATAAACTCTTTACTGGTGAAAGACAAGCTTCATTCGTATCTATTATTCATGATGGAGGTAATGCTTCGGTTGTTAATTATGGAAGAGTTGATAGCGTATTAGATCTTGGAACTTTTGATTTTAGTATTTCTGGCACTGAGGGGCAACTTCTCTTCTTCCCAACCAAGTTTGAGTCCAATGATTACAATATTTCTTTGATGAGTTTTGATATTGATAATAGTGTTTCCGGTATAGGAACATTTGAATTAGGAGAGATTTGTGATATAACCTCTACACAAGTTGACGTTCCTGCAGCTTCTACTACAACAATTGTAGGAATTGCTTCTACTTATAGATCTTCTAAGATTTTAGTTGAGTTTACAACTAATGACGGTAGATTTGGAAGTGATGAATTAAATGTTATTCATGATGGAACCACTGTTGATCTTCTTGAATATAATAGAGTAAACACAGGGATAACAGCAATAGATTTTGGAACGTATTCTGCCAGTATGTCTTCTGGTACTGTAAACGTTGATTTCACACCTACTGCTGGATTAGCACTTACTGCTAACACCATCCGGGTATCAATGTCCAGCACTGAATCTGTTGGTGTTGGATCTACAGTCATCGGATCAGGAACAGAAAACATTGGTTCAATACAGTCCTTCTATACCTCCATTGGATCTACTTCCTCTCCTGGTATTCATACTATCGCTACTTACACTTGTGGAGGTGCAAATGATTATCAAGCATCTTATTATATTGTAAGTATTGAAGATACAACCAATGATCAATATCAACTCTCTGAAGTCATTGTTCTTAATGATAACTCTGAGTCTTACATCACAGAATATGGAACTCTAACAACAGGAAGTGGTATTGGCACTATAGGTGCTCTGATGACAGCAACTGAGACACATCTTCAGTATACTCCTCCTGCTAGCGTAGATACTCAAATTCGTGTCTATCAACATGCAGTTCAGTTGGTTGATGTAGACAACACTCTTGATAATGAAATTGATCTTAACAATGCTTCCATCACTGCTGGTTTTGGTTTCTATGAGGGAACTGCTAAGGATGTTAAGAGAGCATTTGGATTAAATCATAAGGGGCAACCCATCTTCCTCAGAAATTTTGATGGACACGATTCTTCAATTGTCAATACCACTAATAACACTATTACAATGCCAGATCACTTCTTTGTAAGTGGTGAACCGGTTAATTATTCTGTTGGTATTGACACTCACGTTCGTGTAGCAATCGAACCCACCTCCTTTACTGGAATTGGTACAACATCTCTGTTACCAACTAATGCAAATGTTTACATTATTAAGGATAATGATGCAACAGTAAGACTTGCTTCCTCTGCTGAAAATGCACTTGCAAGCACACCTGTTGCAATTGGAATAACTGGAGTTGGTTTTGGAACATTCCATACTTTTAAATCAATCAAAGCAAATACAAAATGTATTGTTGCTATTGATAATTACATTCAGAATCCAATTGTATCTACTGCCGTTACTACATCTGTAGATAAAGAAATTTCCCTTGGTGATTCTATAATCGAGACAATCGGCGTTACATCATTCTTCTCTGCTGATCTTATTCAGGTTGAAGCAGAGATCATGAAGATTAATACTGTTGGATTTGGAACAACCAATGGTATTTTAGTTGATCGTGGTTGGATGGGAACTGGAATTACAACTCACCCTGTTGGTGTTGCAGTTACCAAAGTTGATGGTGCGTACAATATTGTTGATAATCATATCAACTTCTACACCGCACCACGAGGCCCTGTTCCAATTGGTTCAATTACAAATCCTCCTGATGAGAGAGACTGGACTGGTATCACAACTCACTCTAAGTTCCAGGGAAGAGCTTTCCTTAGATCTCAGGAAACTGGTAGCACCTCTGATGCATATGATACTAACTACGTCTTTGACAGTATTGCTGATCAATTTGACGCTCAAACAAAGACATTTACATTGAAGTCAGAGAACGAAAATGTAGTTGGATTCTCCACTAATAATGCCGCAGTTCTTATCAACGGCATATTCCAAGGGCCTACTGGACAGTTAAGCGTTGATCAAGATTATTCTTTAAATGAAGGTAGTGGTATCAGTAGTATTACATTTGCTGGAACTGCGACATCAATTGCTTATGATCCTAATAATGCAAACATTCCTGTTGGTGGACTTATTGTTTCGGTTGGTTCAACTAGTGGACTAGGATATCAACCATTGGTATCTGCAGGTGGCACAGCAGTTGTTTCAACTGCTGGAACAATCACATCAATTGCAATCGGTAGAACTGGATCTGGTTATAGACAAGGATCACAGACTGTAAACGTTGGAGTCTACACGTCGTCTACCGGTAGAACTGGTATTGAATTTATTGGCACTGCCGCCGTCAGCAATGGACATATCGTAAGTGTTGCAATAACTAATCCGGGATCCGGATATCTAGTTGGATCTGAACCTCTGGTGGTATTCGATGCTCCTCTGTCTTACTCTAACATTCCCCTGGTTTACTCTTCTGAATCACCAGGTGTAGGCGGAACTGAAGCAACAATCGATATTGTTGTTGGGCAAGGATCTAGCGTTATTGATTTTGAAATTAAAAACTTTGGATACGCTTATGGAGCAAAACAGATTCTTACTGTTGCAACTGGTGGAGCAACTGGTATTCCTACAGACACAAACTTCACCTTTGAAGAGTTCCAAATCACAGTTGATGCTGTTGATTCTGATAAGTTCTCTGCTTGGCACTTTGGTGAACTGGAGAGATTGGACAATATTAATACCGAATTTGATGGTATTACAAGAGCATTTACTCTTAAGAGAAATGGAGCTCCTGTTACAGTTAGAGCAAGAGCAGGATCTAATATTGATGTTCAGTCTACATTATTAATCTTTATTAATGACATTCTTCAGGTTCCTGGAGAGGCGTATGAATTTACAGGAGGAAGCGTAATTAACTTCAGCGAACCTCCTAAAGGACGCTCTGACGATGGTGCATTCGCAGGTGATACGTGTAAGATTCTATTCTACAAAGGCAGTGGTGATGTTGATGTTACCTTCCGTGATGTTCTCGAAACTATTAAAGATGGTGACTTACTTACTATCAGAGGTGATGAAGATCTAGTTGCTAATTCTATTGATCAAAATTCAAGGTTGATTACTGAAGTTCTCTCTACCGACACGGTAGAAACGAACCCATATTATGGAAGAGGTATTGATTCTAATCCTGATCATGCTCGCACAGCAACCTGGTGTAAGCAGACTGTTGACAAAGTTATCAACGGCAAGATCGTTAGTAAAGCAAGAGAACTGAACGCAGCACTTATCAACCCCAGAACTAATCTGATTCAATCAGTTGGTGTTGGATCTACACAACTCTTTGTTGAAAGTGTCATTCCATTCTTCAATCCTGATGATGAGAATCAAACTGCCAAGAATCAACAGACTGTAAATATTGTCTCACAAAATAATCTTGTAGCTGCAGCGGCAACCGCAGTTGTTTCTATCGCAAATACCGTTGAATCAATCACAATTGGTTACGGTGGCACAGGTTATACATCTGCTCCCTCCGTCACCATTGAAACACCTGTAGGACTTGGCACAACTGCTAGAGCGACTGCTACTGCAACCTTAACTGGTGATGCTGTATCAGCAATTACTGTTTCTACACCCGGAGTCGGATATACCAGAACATCCGTCCCTCAGGTTCTGATTGAAGCTCCTAAGGCAACCAAAGAAACAAATAGAACCACACTCTATGAGGGTGACTTTGGTGATATTGTCGGATTAACATCAACATCAGTTGGTGTTGCCTCAACTGGATTTGTAATGAATTTCTTTATTCCAATCGATTCCTTCTTACGCGACACCAAAGTTGTTGGCGCTGCAGTAACTTTAAGTGATATTTCAGTTGGCGATTACTTTACTGTCAAGAACAGCAATGTTGGAAGTGGCGTCACTTCACTTTACCAAACTGGTGAAACTTTAGGCGTTACAACTCAATTCCTTGATGCAGTCTATGAAGTTGCAGCAGTCTCTGTTGCCACAACTGCTGTCGCTGGTGTAGGCATCACTTACGTTAAGAGAGTGACAGTAAGTGTTGAAGATCTCGGTGATATCACTGGAATTGGACTTACAGAGTTCTACGGTGAGTTCTCTTGGGGTAAAATTACACTTGGTGGTAGAACAAATGCGGCAGCATTTGACGCATACACTCTCAAAGGCACATCTGGTATCACAACCGGCGGTGTTGTAAGCAGAGTTCAACCTCTCAAACTTAGAGGATTCTCTACAACATAACTGATAAATAAGTAAAAAACTACGCAAAAATGGCTGCGATTATAACTGATCAACTTCGTATTTTAAACGCAAAGGATTTTGTTGCTAGTGTAGCATCCACTAGCAACTCTTTCTATTCGTTTGTGGGACTTCCTAATCCTACTGATGTTGAGAACAATTATTGGGACACAATGATTGCTCTTAAAAAAATTGATGCTGAAGATGTTAAGCAGGTGATTAGAAAAATTACTTGGCAGTCTGGTACAACTTATGATATGTATCGTGCCGATATTAAAGCGGAAAGTCCTTCGCAACCATCAAATGCTATCACTTTGTATGAAGCAAATTTTTATGTGATGAACTCTGATTATAGAGTTTATGTTTGTTTACAAAATGGATCGAACCCTGAAAATCCAAGTGGTAGAGCATCTCTTGACGAACCTACTTTTACTGACTTAGAACCAAGAGAAGCAGGAACCAGTGGTGATGGATACATTTGGAAATATCTTTATACGATCAAACCTGGTGATATCGTAAAGTTTGACTCTACAAACTTTATGCCAGTTCCCAAAGACTGGACTTCAACGACAGATGCAAACATTTCTGCTGTCAGAAATAATGCTAGTACCAGTGGACAACTTAAAATCGTAAAAATTACAAACAGAGGAGTTGGTTTAGGAACTGCAAATAGAACCTACACTCAAGTTCCTATTAAAGGCGATGGAAATGGCGCAGAGTGTACTGTAGCAATTAATAATAATTCAAAAGTAGAATCTGTTACGATTTCTAAAGGTGGTTCTGGATATACATTCGGAACTGTTGATTTAGTGGCAGGTAATGTCCCTACAGGAACAACAGCACCTGTTTTTGATATAATTATTCCGCCACAAGGTGGACATGGTGCTGATATCTATAGAGAACTGGGTGCAAGAAATGCTCTGATTTATTCTAGAATTGAGAATGATACGGAGAATCCAGACTTTATTACTGGAAATGAAATTGCAAGGGTTGGTTTAGTTCAAAATCCAAAAGCATATAATACATCTTCAAATCTTGAACTTGATAAGGCAGCAGCAACTTATGCCCTTAAGTTAACAGGTGCTGGATATAGTTCTGCCACATTTACTGCTGATGCTTTTATAACACAAACAGTGGGACTTGGTTCAACTGCTGTAGGAAGAGTTGTTTCATATGATCAGGTAACTGGAGTTCTTAAGTATTGGCAAGATAGATCTACTGCAGGATTTAACACTGACGGGAGCAAGAATACGAATCCAGAATATGGGTTTAAAATGAATCGATTCACACAAAATATCACAGATAGTGGATCGTTCAACATCATTGGCGGATCCTCAACTCTTGCTATTCAGACTTCATTTACGGGTGTATCAACCGAAATAAATAGTCGTACTTATTACCTGGGGCAGTCCTTCACAGAGGGTGTTGCTCAGCCTGAAGTTGAAAAATATACGGGTAATATCATTTACGTAGATAATAGGCCCTCGATTACAAGATCGTCTAGTCAAAAAGAAGATATCAAAATTATCTTGCAGTTCTAAGGAATTATGTCACAGGAAACCAATCTTAACGTCGCTCCATATTTTGACGACTTTGATCCTCAGAAGGATTATTATAAGGTTTTATTTAAACCCGGTTATCCAGTACAAGCAAGAGAATTAACATCTCTTCAATCAATCCTGCAGAATCAGGTTGAAAAGTTTGGACAGCACTTTTTTAAAGAAGGTGCAAAAGTAATTCCCGGAAATACAACATATTCAACTAACTATGCATGTGTTGTTCTAGAAAACACATATCTTGGAGTTCCTCTTTCTGATTATGTTGATCAATTAGTGGGATCCCAAATCACTGGACAACAATCTGGTGTAAATGCTACTGTTGATAATTATATTCTTAGTTCTGATTCTACTAGAGATCAAGTCACATTATATGTTAATTATTCTGGTTCAGGAACAAATAATCAGGAGAGTGTTTTTAGATCTGGTGAACTTTTAAGTTCAAATGTCACCATTTCTACTGCGAATACACTAATTGCTGAAGGTGTTCCTTTTGCATCCACTGTAAGTAATGATGCTATAGCGACTGGATCTGCATATTTTATTAGTAATGGTGTATACTTTGGAAAAGGAACTTTTCTAAATGTATCCGATCAAACTTTAATTTTAGATCAATATAGTAACACTCCAAGTTACAGAATTGGATTGTTAATTGAAGAAACTATTATTAACCCTGATCTTGATCCTTCCTTAACAGACAACTCCGCCGGTTTTAACAATTTCGGAGCACCTGGTGCAGATAGACTTAAAATTACAGCATCATTATTTAAAAAAGATTTAACAGATTACGATGATAGTAATTTTGTTGAGCTTGGAACTGTAGTTAATGGCGTATTGCGTGAGAGAAACACCAGCGATTATTCTTTTATCACTGACGAATTAGCGAGGAGAACATATGCTGAGTCTGGTGACTATTATGTTAAGTCTTTTGGACTTAATGTAAAAGAGTCTTTAAATGATCGAGAAGGAAATAGAGGATTATTTAACGCAGATCAAACAACATATTCTGGATCCACACCATCTGACGATTTGGCAATCTATCAGATTTCCCCCGGTAGAGCATTTGTAAAAGGATATGATATCAAGACAACTGCACCTACATTCCTTGATGTTCCAAAACCGAGAACAACAAAAACTCTTAAACAACAGCAGATCAACTATAAGACAGGTGAGACACTCAAACTTAATAGGGTTCACGGTTCTCCAACCATAGGTATTGGTAATACTTATGTATTAAGTCTCAGAGATGCCAGAGTTGCTAATAGTGCAACTGGTATCTCTGGTAAAGAAATTGGATTGGCAAGAGTTTATGACTTTAGATTAGACTCGGGAACTTATAATGCCTCCAATTCTAACGTCAATGAATGGGGAATATCACTTTTTGATGTTCAAACCACCACTGAATTTACATTAAACGAAACTATTACATTATCAGTACCCACTTTCATCAAAGGTAAAAATAGTGGTGCAACTGGATTTTTAAAAGAAGCAGCGACTGATACAAAATCTCTTGTATTATATGAAACCTCTGGTAAGTTTATTACAAATGAAAACTTCATTATTGATGGAGTTGAAAATCCAAGGGTAGCAACAGCGATCACTTCTTATGGTATTGGTGATGTATTATCAGTTTTTGGTAGTGCAAATGGTGCTGAAGTTGGAGCAGCGAGAACTTTCTCCGCTGATGTAGTTCTCTCTCCTAATTTTAACATCGGAATTGCATCTATCACTGCTACCGCCGCTAACACATCGACACTTAGATCTACCAATCCCCTTTTCCCCGGACAAATCAAGTTAGGAAACATCATTTCTTTCACCGGTAATCTATCTCAGGATCCAACTTTTGGATCTGTTACTGGTATTACAACATCAACAGTAACAATTGTTGGTGTATCAACAGTTGAAGGTGTTGCTAATGGTGCTCTTCCAACATCAGCAACCACTCTTAATGATGTTAAGGTTATTGCTGGCAATCTTGGTGTGGATGATGACGGCACCCTCTTTACTGAATTACCTAAGAGTAACGTCTCAAATGTAGACTTAACTGATGCCACGCTTACGATCAGAAAAACTCAGCAGGTGAACATTACTGATAATAAGTTATCTGCTGCTGTTACCACTGAATCGAATGAAACATTTTTGCCATTTACCCCCGAAAGGTATACTCTTATCAGAAGTGATGGCACCACTGAAGAACTCACCTCAGATAAAGTTCAATTGAACTCTGGTTCTAATCAATTAGAGATTTTTAATCTTGGTGCTGATGATGATGCAACTCTTGTTACAACTATTTCTAAGATTAAACCTAAGGCAAAAAATAAATTAAAAAATAGAGTCAATACTGTTCTTATTGATAAGTCTGTAAAGAGTGCGTCTGGAATTGGTTCTACAACTCTTAATGATGGACTGACTTTTGGTAACTATCCTTTCGGAACAAGAGTTCAAGACGAACACATTTCACTGAATACTGCAGACTTGATTGAAGTTCATGGTATCTATGAATTAGCAACCGATCCATCTGTAGACAACACGGATCCCTCCTCTCCCACAATGATCCTGTCCAATCTTACAGGGACAACAGCAAAAACTTCTGATCTTGTGATTGGGGAATCCATAGTTGGTGAAACCTCAGGTGCTCATGCTATTGTTGCTGTAAAACAAACAGATGCTAAGATTGCATTCCTTCCTAAAAATCAAATTAGTTTCAAAGAAGGTGAGATTGTTGTATTTGAAGAATCTGAAGTAAGAGGATCTTTAACAACTTTAGATGTTCCTAGTAAAGACATTTCATTTAAATATACTTCCTCTAACGGACAAAATGGTGAGTTCTTTAATTATGGTGTACTGAATAGAAAAAGTGGTGAAGAAGCACCTCAGAGAAAGGTTATTGTATATTTTTCAAATGGGTATTTTGATTCTACAGATGACGGAGACATCACCACTGTAAATTCGTATAATAATTTTGATTATGGCACAGAAATTGAAAGTGTCAATTTCATCAGAAATTCTGACATCATTGATATTCGTCCTAAGGTTTCTGATATTGCAACAGTATCGGAAGGTGATAGATCTCCATTAGAGTTTAATGGTAGATCATTTAATGTAACTGGAAACTCCGCACCAAATATTCTCGCTTCAAATGAAGGGATTCTTACAGACTTCTCCTTCTATCTTGGAAGAATTGATAGAGTTTACCTGACAAAAGATGGTGTTTTCCAAGTCAAGTATGGAACTCCTGCAGAAAATCCTGAAAGGCCCACATCCGTAGATGATGCGTTAGAGATTGCCACAATCACTTTACCTCCTTTCCTCTATAATGTAACTGATGCTTCTAAGAAATTCTTGGAGCACAAGCGTTACAGAATGGTTGATATCAAGCAACTTGAAAACAGAATCAAGAACTTAGAGTTCTTCACATCTCTCTCACTGCTTGAAACAAACACTGCAAATCTCTTTGTCCCTGATGCAAACGGACTTAATAGATTTAAGTCTGGATTCTTCGTTGATAACTTCACATCTTTCCTTGCTCAAGAAGACTCCGTAGATCTGAAAAACAGTGTTGACTTCAATCAAAAAGAAGCACGTCCTAAGCATTATACAACACAAACTGATTTAACTCAAAGTCTCACTGGATCCGGTGATCTCAGATTTACTGATCCTGATGGAACAAATATCAGAAAGACAAATGATATTGTCACCCTTGATTACACGGATGTTGAATGGTTATCACAACCTTTCGGTACAAGAACTGAAAGTGTTACACCTTTCATCATTGGATTCTGGGTTGGAGCACTAGAACTTCTTCCTGCCTCTGATTCTTGGACTGATCAAGTTAGACTCGAAGCAAATATTGTTCAGACTGAAGGTAACTTTACAGAAACACTTGAAAGAGCAACCAGAACACTAAACGTAGATCCTCAAACAGGATTCGCACCTGCGATCTGGAACTCTTGGGTTAATAGTTGGACTGGACAAGAAGAAGTTCTGGGATCTGAAACCAGAACAGCTATTCAAAGAAGACAGTTTGATCGTGGAAATACACGTTTCGACGTAACTACAACAACCACATTAAGAGATACTACACGTCAAGTATTTGACACTGGTGTTGCAACTAGAACTGGAACAAGAACTGTTGTTACTGAACAATTTGATAATGAGTCTCTGGGAGATAGAGTTGTCAGCAGAGATCTGATTTCTTTCGCAAGATCTAGAAATATTGAGTTCAATATTAGATCTCTTAAACCAAATACTCAAGTTTATGGATTCTTTGATGGTGTCGCCATCACAGATTATTGCATCCCTAAACTGATTGAGATCAATATGATTTCTGGAACCTTCCAGGTTGGTGAAACTATCACTGGATCTATGCGTCCAGTTGGTAATGTAGTTATTTCTGAGGGAGATCCTTCGATCACATTCAGAGCAGCACAGGCGAACCATAAAGCAGGTGCATTTGACAATGCAACAGAAGTCTTTACACAAAACCCCTACAATACCTCTCAGACACTTCCTAGCGCATATTCCTCTACATCTACAATCCTTAACGTAGATACATTCTCACTTTGTGATCAACCACAAGGTGCTTTTATCGGAAGCATTGCTCCTGAGATGATTTTGGTTGGAGAAACAAGTGGTGCTCAAGCAACTATTTCTCAAGTAAGACTTGTATCTGATTTCAGTTCTTCTTTAATCGGTAGTTTCTTCATTCCAGATCCAAATGTTGGCACCAATCCTAGATTTGAAGTAGGTACAAAGGTTCTCACTTTTATCGATGATGTAAATAATGATCTTAGAAATGCTTCTACTCGTGCAACCTCCACATTCTTAATCAGTGGTGTAATAGAAACTGTACAAGAAAATATTGTATCTGTTAGAAATGCTTCTGTTCAATCTCAAGAGGTTGCTGATACAAGAGATATCAGACAACTTAATGAAACTATTGGAACTCAGGTTGTTGAAACAGAGGTTGTAGACGTTAACACACAAACTAGAACACAAAATCTCAACCCACCCGATCCTCTTGCACAAACTTTTGTTGTGGAGGATAATACTGGCATTTTCTTTACTAAGTGTGACATCTTCTTCGAGCAAGTTGATAATCTTGGAATTCCTGTAATCTTTGAGATTAGAACCGTTGAGAATGGTATTCCTACCAAGAATATATTACCTCTGTCTCAATCAATCCTGTTCCCTGATCAAGTAAGCGTTAGTGATGATGGATCTGTTCCTACAACATTTACACTTCCTGCTCCTGTTTATCTAGAGCCAGGAGTTGAATATTGCATGGTTGTAAGATCTGCGTCTGCAAGATACAGAGTCTTTATATCTAGAGTTGGAGAAAACGATCTCGTATCTCAGACATTTGTATCTAATCAACCATATCTTGGATCTCTTTATAAGTCTCAAAATGGATCTGTTTGGGAACCAAGTCAGTGGGAAGATCTGAAGTTTACCATCTATAGAGCAGATTTTGTTGAGAATGGTTCTATCGAAGTTTACAGTCCTGAACTGAGTCGTGGTAATAATCAGATTGCCAAACTTCTTCCCAATTCAATTAGTCTTGCATCTAGATCAGTACGTATCGGTATCGGATCCACACTTCAAGATGAAGTTCTGACTCTTGGTAACACAATCATCCAGCATGGAAGTAACGCCTCAGGTGACTTTGTTGCTAAGGCAGGCATTGCAACTGGTACACTGAATATTATTAACGCTGGAATTGGATTTACTCCTTCTTCTGGAACTCTTGAATATAGAAGTGTTGAACTAGTTAACATTACAAGCAGTGGTAGAAATGCCAAGGCAGATATCTTTATTGAAAATGGAGTTGCAATTGGTGCAACTATTTCGGAACATGTTGCTGCTAGTGGTGGACAAGGATATGTTATTGGTGATGTATTAGGAATATCCACTATTGGAAACAACAGTCTTGGAAGAAATCTTAGACTATCCCTTGTTTCCATTGCTAATACAAATGAATTACTTCTCGATAATGTTCAAGGGGATTTTGTCACAGGCGTAGGAAACACTGTTCGATTTATTAATAATAATGGTATTACCACTGATCTTAACTTTGCACAAGGTGCTAACGTTCTTATTGATGGTATAAACGAAGTAGTGAGTGATGGTGTTCACTTCACAGTGAACCACAAGAACCATGGTATGTATTTTGATGACAATAGAGTCTCTATTTCTGACGTTGAGTCTGATGTTCTTCCTGTAAAACTTACTGAAGCATTGAATGCTTCTTCCACGGCACCGATAACCGTAAATGCCACTACAGGATTTGATACTTTTGAAAACGTAGGAGTCGGTGCTACTAATCTTGGATATCTTAAGATTGGTGAAGAAATTATATCTTACGAATCTGCAACTGGTACAACAATTACAATCACTGAGAGAGGAATTGATAGTACAGTTGCTAAGAATTATCTTGCAGGAACCCAAGTATTTAAATATGAGTTAGGTGGTGTATCTTTAAGAAGAATTAACAAAACTCACAACCTCAATAATGTAACTGCCGCAAGTCCGCGTACATTTGACACTTATAAAATTAAACTCGACATGGGTTCAAGTGGAGTGGGACGTTCAACTGGAGAAAGTTTCCCAATTCTTTATATGGGAGAAACTAAATCCTCTGGTGGTAACAACATCAAAGCAACACAGAACATTCCTTTTGAAATCTTAACTCCTCAAATTCAACATGTCACTGTTAGAGGAACAAATATTGATGGTGAGGTAAGAACAATATCTGGTTCTTCCTTAAGTGGAAATGAAATACCATATATTGATCAAGGATTTGAAGCGATCTCAATCTCTAGATCTAATTACTTCTCCACACCTAGAATCATTGCTTCTAAGGTGAATGAAGATGCCAAACTTACCACACTTCCTGGTAATAAGTCTATGACTATGAGACTTAACTTTGGCACCACCGATTCTAGAGTCTCCCCTGTAATTGATACTCAAAGAATGAGTATGATTTATACATCTAACCGTGTTGACAATGCAATTACCAATTACATCACCGATAATAGAGTCAATGGTATCGACACAGATCCCACTGCATTCCAATATCTCTCTAAAGAGATTACTCTGGAAAATCCTGCAACCTCACTGAAGATTATCGTGGATGTTTACAAGGATAGAGATGCTGATATTAGAGGATTCTTTGCAATCGCTGATCATCAGAACTTTAATCCAATCTATGAGGCATTCCCTGGATTTAACAACATTAACGAGAGAGGACAAATTATCGATGTTGCAAATAATGACGGTTCTAG